AACTTCCTCAATGCTGTTGTAACCTGAGTACCACTTACAATGTGCTTTGTGTCTAGGTGTCCACTTCATTGTATGAGGTGAAATAAAGAAGTAACACTTCCTGTGGTGGAAACATATCTGACCTGCGCCATAAGGATATATTTTCTTCTTTCCTAGTCTCTTTAGCTCATTTATTGCTTCCTCTATCATTACAGGGTCTGCAATGTCTGTCTCTGTTACCTGATACTGACTTACTCTATTAACCATGTTAGAACTCCACTTTACCCTCATCAACAGGGCAGGATGTTTCAATCATACGGCCTGACTCTTTATCGTAGTACAGGTAACAAGCCGCTCCTGTGAGTCCAACAAACCTGTTCTTCAGTACCCTGACACAAGTAGTGTTACGTGTCTCTGGGTCTGCGTGTTGTTGGTCTCGCTCTAGTCCAATGACCATATCACTTAACTGTGCGATAGCCGCTGAACCTCGTAGCTCTCCTAAGCTAATCTTTCCTCCGTCCTCGTGCGCCTTCTGCCCTGATGGTCGTCTGAGGTGTGACACCAAGAATAACCCGACTCCTGTCTCCTGCACTATCTTACGCAGGTTGGTCATAATGCTGTCGATTGCCTTACGCTCGTCACCGTTGCTCTGGTCACTAACTACAATACTGAGGTGGTCAAGGATAATCCACTTACAGTCCAAGCCCTTAGCCATGTACCTGATGCGTCCTAGCAAGTCGTCCTCACTGGTACTGCCGAAGTGGTCGAGTAAGTGTATTCTATCTAACCCGAATGTCTTCTCCCAATAACCACGTTCCTCACCCTCTACCAGAGAGTTTCTAACGTCCGGTAGATGTAACTGCTTGTTGGCCTCGATAGACATAATGCCTAGCGTGGTCTTAGGTACGTCTTCCTCTAATGCCAAGATACCGATATTGTCCTCGGTGTTCTTTATGAGGTAATGCTCTAGCTCTCGCATAATCTGAGACTTACCCATGCCCGACCCTGACGTTATCGTAACCAGTTCCCGTGGTCTGAATCCGTGCGTGTATTCGTTCAAACATTCCCACGGATAAGGTATCGACTTGATGTCCTTCTGTTCCTGTAGCAAGTCCCATGTGTCCAAGCCTGAGACAATACCATCCGGTCTGTAGACCTTAGCGTCCCACCATGCCCTAGTGAACTCCTGTATCTTCTTAGCCTTGAGCATATCCCCTGCGTCCTTCAAGGGTAGTACTACGTTCTTAGCCTTGTTAGGTGTGAACAAGTTAAGCACTGACTGTGCCGCCTCCTGTCCTGCCTTGTCATTGTCGAAACATATCACTACGTTGTCGAACGACTCTAGCCATTCCAAGTTGGCCTTGATGTCCTTACTGGCTCCTGCCGCACCTGACCGGATAGACACTACAGGCCACTTGCCGTCGAACATCTCACTGACTGCTAGTGCGTCTGCCTCTCCCTCGGTGATGGTAATGTACTTACCGCCTTCCCTGAATGCTTGCTGACCGAACAAGCCTACGTTATCAAAGCTCCCTGTCGCGTAGAATCCCTTGGTCTCTACCTGTCTAACCTTCGTCCCTGTCGGCTTGTTGCTGTCCTTATCATAGTACGGGTAGTGATGCTTGACAATTTGTCCTTCCGGTGAGAACTCTACAGTAACGCCGAACTTCTGCGCTATGCCCTGTGAGATTCGCCTGTCAGGGATTGCCGCTATTACTCCTGTCATCTCAAATGCCCTTGTTGGTGTACGTGGTGCAAAGTCTGAGGCAGTTCCGTTGCCTCTCTCGTAGTACCCACAGCCTGCTGAGAAGCAGTGCGCGTGTCCGTCAGAGTACCTTGCCAGATTGTTAGCAGAGCCACACTTTGGGCATGACTCGTGCTTCAAGAAGGTAGACTTCTCTGTCATTAAAAGTCCTCGTTCGAGTCAGTCTGTTCCGCTACCTCTAGTACTTTGACCTTGTTGAGGTATGTGCTAGTACCATGTACCGGATGTGGTGCGCCTTCCTGCCATAGGATACGTACCTTAGAACCTCGTGGTACTCGACCTGCGAATGGTGAGCCATCAGCGTTTAAGACACCAACCTCGAACTTGCTAGCAAACTTGCGTTGTTTGACACCCTCATACTCGCGGAGCTTAACACCTGCTGAGTCTAGCTCTGCGGCCTTGTCGTCGTCCAGAGACAATACCAGAGAGAACTTACCGGTGGACTGTCCGTTGTACATCTCGTGCTCGGTGAGATTCTCGAATGCTACTGTGCCTTCCAATACCTGTGCTGTCATATCTATTTACCTTTTGATTAAATTAAATTGTTACTACTTAAGTATACCTTAGTTAGTTGCTTTTAGTTTATTATAAAAGAACATAACATAAGTATATTATAGCATTAATTGTTACTGATGTCAAACCCTAATGACTCTAAATCCAAACTTTCTTCTCCGTCTGCGTCTAATAGTCCTCCGTTCTCAAATGCTAGTGCCGCATTAGTTGAAATACTCATACAATTATAACACAGGTCTAACGGTTTGTCTGTATTATAATCAGTTCTCTTTAACTCTGCTTCCGTCATAATAGCGTCGCACGCTTTACATCTGCTCATTTTGTATGAACTCCTATAGTGTCATAATGTACCTTCTCGAAGTCGCTACGCGCCATTGTGTACAGGTCGTGCTGTATGTGCTGTCGTGCGGCCTGTTGCATCTCTGATACGCTCATCGCGTACAGTAGGTACTCTGTGACCTCATCGACCTTTACGTGGTCTTCGTCAGCTATCCAGTCGTTCTGCTCGTATCCTATCAACTGCTCTTTAATCTTGCTCATCGTTTTGCTCATCCCAGTTTTCCATAGTTTCTTTGATGCCATAGCCTAGGCATAGGATTATACCTGTTAAAAATATCACTAAAATCATTCTTCGTCTACCTCCGTCCACACACTGCCTAGTGTAACAATAAAGAAGGGCACTAGCAACACCAATCCGTCAAAGGCCATCGTGCTCAATTCTCCGTCCTTTACTGTCCACACTGGTCGGCTCTCCACGCTCTCTATGTCCAACCCAATGCCGAATCTAGGCTCTACGTTTAAAAACATACCAAAAATATTAGCTTGCATCTTTAATCCTCCCGCTGTCGTCAATTAAATCCTTCACGAATACCCCATCTACCATACGCCCCGTGCGATACTTTATATCGTTATAGGCGTGATACATACACTCAAACAGCGTCAGTTCGTTCCTGTGGGCGATATTGATAAGCACTACCAATATATCCCCTATATCATCAATCGGCGTTAAATCGCCATCTAGGGACAGCCTAAGCTCCTCCACCTCCTCAACTAGCTTGCTAAACTGTGCAATATCTGTGCTACCGTCAATTAGATTGCGCGCCTTGTGCCAGTCCAGAATTTTATCTTCAATATTCATTATCACCGCCATTTTAATCTTCCTCTCTGTAGTTTACCTGCTGTTTAATATCTGCAATCACCTGCTGTAGTTCCGTTAGGCTCTGCCCTAGCTCGTCGATTGTCTCCGCTAGTAGGTCGTTCTCTGTCGTGTTATCTGTAATCATACCTTCCTCACTGCCTCATAATAGCTTAATTGCTCATGTAGGTGATGTAGCGCCTCTATATCGTCCGTATCCGGCTGAAAGCGCCAATCCTGAAACAATACCTCCGCCATCTCTGCCGCCTGTAGCATAAGCGCGCCGAACTTGTCTCGCGCCTCCTCTCGCTCATCTTCCGCTGTTATCTCTACTTGCGCGTGGTCGTGCGCTAGTTCGTCCTCGCTTACCCTGCACCTAGTCATAAATCACCCCACAGCACAGCCCAATATTTAGGGTTGTCATCGCGTAGCCTCTCGACCTTCTCGACCCTTTCGGCTTGGTTACTAGACTCTGAAAATATAAGCTCTGTGAGTAGCTTGTCGTGCTGTTTTTTAAATTCTTCGTACGTCATCCTATGCACCTCCTATTATGGCTCTATAGCCTAGCATAAAAACTGCCATTATCAAACTACCTGCGACAAATCCGCCCGCGAATAACACTACCAGTTGCAATAATCGCTTGCATCTACTCATCTGCGTAGCCTCCTACAAAATGGGCTACATTGCCCTGTAGTAGGTAAAAGTCACCACGGTCGCCGTATTGTTTCCGCAGGTCGTCGTGCCATATTTTTGTGGCCTCCGTGTTATCTTTAAAGCCCATATAGGAACCTTCCTCATTAATCGCTAGCATGTCACCGTTTGACAGGTAGATATATTCGACGTAGCCTCCCACAAAATTCTGTAGCTCTTTAAACGTGGGCTTGTCGTCGCCTTGTTGGTACTGTTTAAACTGTGGCATTTTGCTCTGACTCCTCATCTGTGGTGTTGGTTAGTTTGGCGCACAGGTTCCACGCCATAAAGGCGGCAGTATTGGCGAGAACTGCGTCCGCGCCTGTAAACTGTGCCAGATAGTCCTGCAATTCGTCCACACTTTCGGGCGTGTGAAATAGTCCCACGGGTTGTAGCTTGCTCATCTTGTCGCCTCCTTTGGCGTTTTTTGTTTACAGTACGCGGATTATAGGTTAATTGCCGCTATGCTGTCAATATGTTTTATCATCTTTTTTCCGTGGGCTGGATACGCCACGACCGAAACATCTTTCGACCAACACAGGCGACAGGTCGCGCATTTGCCGCCCCTCTCGTACGCTTCACAAACTGACATAGAGGGCAAGCTGTGCGATACGGTCGGGATAATGGTCGAACTAGTCGCCGCTCCCTGTACTGTCTCACCTGTTACGCTGTCACTGGACAGGCGAACTACCACGTTCGGTAGCTTTTCCATCTCTGCCAGCACGGGGCGAAACTTCTCGAATTTGTGCATTCTAGTGGGTAACCAGTGATTGCACCACGGAGTGCGACGCATAACCTCTAGCACCTTCTCTGCTAGTGCTAGGCTGTACAGGTCGCCAGAGTCGAACCACCGGAAATAGCGGTCGTTATCTAGCTCTGCCACCATAACGTCCACCCAATCGCTGTGCTTCCAGTCCTCGCGGTTGTGCTCTCTAGGTGCTTTGACACTGCCCATTGCATAGAATCCTGTAGTTGCGTAGCAACCCTTACAGGCGTCCACTAGCTCGCCGTCTGGCTTCTTACTAGCCGGACAGGTGTCCAGAGCTTGTAAAGACCACGAACGGCAAGGCATCTTACTAGGCTTTGAGAATCTAGGTTTAGCTTGTGTCATTATACCATTGCCCCTATTCTAATAAGCACGACGCCCGCGCCCATTGCCAAAATCATTGCTACCAGTAAACCGCTTATTATGCTATCCATTTTGTCACCTTCAATAGTTGCTGTGATTGGTTTAATAGATGGCACTCTATACGAATGCCACCGATAAAACAACCGACTAGCTGTTGCGCTGTGCGCGCTCCTGTCGCCTTGCGTCCGTGTATAGCTCCTTTTGGTCTGCTAGATGTTCCGCCTTCTCGTCGCATACGGCCTTGTATTTGGCAATCTCTGCGCGTCTAACGGCGGCTGTAGCTCTATCGACCGCGCTGTCTCTATCCTCGAGAGCTGACCAATCCTTGTGGCTCTGTGTCCAATAGGCTACGTCTAGCTGTGCATAGGCCAGTAGTTGCTCTGCGCGCTCCACTAGCAGGGCGAAACCCTTAGCGTCGGTGTATGCCTCTGTGCCGTGTAGCTCCCAGTATTCGCTATAGAGTGCGGAGGCTTTGTCGCTTACTGCCGCTTGCAGTGTGTGAATTACGTTATTGTTCGATAGGTCTAGTTTGAAGTTGCTCATCTTGTTTGCTCCTGCACCATTGTGGTGCGTTATATACAGTGGGCCTTTCCCTCTGTTGATGCTGACATTTTATAGAACTGACAGAGTATGTCAACAACTTTCGCAACTATTTTTAATTTATTTTCCCTAGCAATATCCGTGCCAACTATTCTACTGCTACTTTCTATTATGCGCGCGCACGCGAGTAGCACAGAATGACATACGAAACAACCCCAAAAGTGTGACCCAAAAAGCCCGCACAGTCAGTAGGGTGTCCAATGGTCTGGCATAGGGTCAGACCAAAGTCCGGCAGAATGCGATTGACGAGGTTCTGTGAATGTCAATTGTTTACGTGACTATTTTCTAGGGGTTGGTCACTCATGTTACTTGTAGTCTCTGTAGGTATCCTGTAGGACTCTCACACTTGCTCCCTGTGGATAACTTTTGTCTACCTGTGGATAACTTTGCCCCTGTGGATTACCTGTGGATAACTTTTACAAGGGGGCGGGGGGCCGCTAGCGCCTCGGGTATTGTTACGGTAACCCCCTAGATACAAAAAAGAGCCAAAAGTGAAGACAAAAGGTTACAAAAAGTAACATTAATGGTTTGTATCTCATGTATACTTAAGACGACCTAAGTCCTTGATTTTATTAGGCAAAAGCGGGTACGTAGGGAGACACTAGAATAGGCTTTAATGTTGATTGGTAAATTAGTTAAAATAAAGCTTGACTTTTGCCTAAGAATATGGTATAATAGTACTATAGTATAGATTAGTTTAATTTAGTTTGTTGTTTTGTTACTGACTAAAGAATATA